GACATAGATTCAGTTACAACACTTTGATTTTTATTGTTTGTTAATTCATTTTTGATTGAGCCGTACAAAGACTTAGATTCTTTTAATGATTCAACGTCATCAAATCTTCTTAAGATATTGATTTTTTCTTGTTTAGTTGTTGTATGTTCTGTAAACAATCTTGTAGCGTAAGCCAAGTTTGAGTTGAATACCGCAACTTCATTTAATTTTTCTCTGAAAACATTCAAAGCTTTTCTATACTCTTCGTTCTTTTCTCTCAAACGTACTACTTCTTCAGAAAGAGCCGAGTTTGGTTTAACTTTCATTTTAGGTAATCCTTTTCTCATTGGGTAGTTTCTTGTACCGTTAGATAAAGTTCTAGCCGCCTCTGTAGTTTCTTCTTTTTCAAAAGCCTTTCTTTTCAAAGTATCACCCTTTTTAGTAGTGTAATCTTCATCACCTTTGTGAGTCTTAGATTTATCACCTTTGTTCATACCATAACCTTCTTTGTATTCAAATTTCTTTGGAGATAAATTCATACCAACACCTTTAGCTCTACCTTTTGGTTCGATAGCCGCTTCTTTTGTTTCCATTTTTTTACCTTCTTTATATTCGAATTTAGCTGAACCAGTTTTTACACCTTTACCAACTACAGGTTTTGTCATCATTGAACCTTCTTTAGTTTCCATTTTTTTAGCTTTGTTAGTTAATGATGATTTTGTTAATGAACCCATTTTTGGTTTAATTGTGAATTTGTTTTCATTTACAGATTCGTCCTCGTCCTCATCTTCATCTTCGTCTTCCTCATCCATAGTTATTTCGTAAACAACCTCACCTTCTTCCATTTCGTCTTCTTCCATTTCTTCACCTTCTTCCATTTCTTCACTTTCGTACATTTCGTTTTCTTCCATTTCTTCTTCTTCCATTTCAGAACCAAAAATGTCAGCCATCATTGAATCTAATTCATCATTAGATAAATCATCAGCCTCTTCCATTTCTTCTTCGTCCATTTCTTCCATAGTTTCTTCTTCCATGTCGCTTTCTAATTGGATGATGTACTCAGAATCTTCGTTTTCATCTTCTAAAGTGATTTGACCATCGTCTTTTTTAACGATAATACCGTCATTATCACCCATAGCTTTGAAAACCTTTAAGATTTCTTCATCTGAAGCGTTTGTAAGGTCAATTGGTTGTTCATCTTCCGAGTCCATGTCTAAATCCATTTCCATTTCGTCTTCCATGTCTTCAACGTCAAATTCATCTTCATCTTCCATGTCCATGTCATCCATGTCCATATCAATTTCAATTCCTTCTTCGTCATCCATGTCGTCCATAGAATCAATTTCTACATCCATCTCGTCTTCTGCTTGTTCGTCAGTCTCTTTTTTCAAAGACTCTTTTACTAATTCTGAGATTTCTTCCTTCATTGTTGAAGCAAGTATTCCTTTTGCATTTTCAGACACTACTTCTTCCAAATTTTTCATTTGGAGTAATGCTTCCTCGACTAATGACTTTTTTTCTGCCATATAAATTTTAGAATAATTTACATAATAAATATGCCCCAACTTAAAAAAAGTTGGTGTTGGGTTGGCAGAAACCCAAAATAAATAAAAAAAACCCCTCGGTTAGGAGGGGTTTGTGTTAATCTTCGATAACTTCGTCAATTTTACTCTCGGAAACCGAGGTAATTCTCCAATCATGTTGGAACCCCGTGTATCGTGAAGTAACCTTGGCTTCTACATCGGTTACTGAGTAACCTCTTACCAATTTCTCTTCTCTAATTTTCTTTAATTTACCTGTGTTTTCATCAGGTAATTCGTACTGAACTTTCGCTACAAAATATTTTTCATCCATGGTTTTTATATTATTTGTCCAAATAATGGTTTAATTTTTTCAATAAGTCAATAGAGCGGTTCATTCCTTTTTCACTTACACCAATTTCAGGTGTTCTTGAAACCTTTTCTTCCTCTAAATTTTCTTCGAACTTATTTCTATCATCTACATTGGTGAATAAATAAGCTCCTGGTGTAGACGGTGATGATACCAAGTCAAAACAAATCAATTCAAAATCTCCTTGTACTTCGTTCTGTTCACCCACTTTTTTCAATGAACCAACACCACGTGATGAAATACCTAATGTAACCCCTTGTCTTAACAAGTTAGCCGCTTGGTCACCCTTGGTAGAGACAATACCTCTTTCGTGGAAACCAGGTGATGTTAAAAGCTTTAATTTACCCATAAGGATGTGTCCGTCCCACCAAATTTCTGTAATAATGTGAGCAACACGGTCCAAATCGATTAATGATGATTCAGGGTGGTTTAATTCAGAAAGAGATGTTCCTTTGGAAATCATCTTCTTATAGTTGTCAGCTTCTCTTTTGAGAATCTTTTCGGGATACACTCTACCGTTACGGTTAGGTGTATTGTATTTTTGAAGTACGGCATAGAATTCAAATGGTTTAGAATAATCCAACATACTTTTGTTGGCTTGTTCCAATAAATTCTTATTGTGTGATTCGCTCGGGGAAATGTATCCCGCGTCCATTTCTATTAATATTCCTTTACCCGTGTCTTGTGGTCCTAATATTTTCATAAAAGTATTTTAGTAATAAATACCATCAAATAGTATCTTTTACTTTTTTTGATATAGTAAAATCAAAATACTCGTTATTCCTAAAGTTATCTACATAGATAGCCTTGGCAATTTTCTTGAGTTTTTCTTTAAGTTGGGGGTCTTTGAAATCCATATTTTCATTTAGAAAAAGAGTTATTTCCAAATTCATAAAACTCTTTTTTCCATAGACAATTCCACTTGTTCTTAAATCCAAATCAACAATATTGGTATCTTTGAATGTGTCTTTGTCTGCAATCTCGTAAACGGTGTGTTTTATATTTCTACTAAAATTTCCAACAATTCTTTCCCACTTTTCATAATTTTCTTTTGGTGATACCCAACTTTGTAGGTTTAGATAAACTGATTTGAAATTTTTTGAATCAACTGTTCCATAACTCACTTTTGAATCACTGAATCCTATGATTCGTGCCGTTTTCCCTTTTTTCATTAATTTTCATATTAAAATTCATTTATTTGTTGATAAAATTTAATCAATTTTAATTATCATGTCAAACTTTTCAGTATCTTTGAATTATTTAATAGAATATGTTAAAAGTTAATATCGATAGTAAACAAAATTTGGAAAAAGCACTTAAAGTCCTTAAAGGAAAAGTAATCAAAACAAAACAAAACGAAAAGTTACGTGAAGGATTAGAATTTGAGAAAAAAAGTGTTTGGAAAAGAAACCAAAAATTGAAAGCAAAATACGTTCAATCTCAAAAGGACCAAGACGATAAGTAAATTATAAATTGTTGTGGAGATTGTATAATCTCACATAATTGATTTTTGAAAAAGTATCAGACTGAATCTGTTCGATTGTTTCCTGTAATTTCTTACTAGTAATATCATCTAAAGATTCTGTGATGTTACTCAATTTACCAATAGTCTTTGACTTTAATTCATCAAATTCTTTCGAGAGTTCCACATCTTCTGTCATTAATACTTTAGACAAATCTCTTTTAGAATCTTCATCTAAATTGTCGATGAATCCTTTTATAGATTTGTTGGCTACGTTTAACAAAGTTTCAATTGGTAAATTAATGTGAGATTTTACTTCACTTGATTCACTCAACAACCCGATTAAAGTTTTCTTACTTGTTACAGTTTCCATAATTTTGTTTGGTGAACTATAAACAATATTGTCAATGTCTGAGTAATTGTTTTCACACACAACGTTTTGAACCCAATATTCTATTTTTTGTGTGTTTAATCTTGGAAGTATTTTCTCAATTTGTTTTATTGACTCATTGATGTATGCTTCAGCAATTTCTTTACTAAGACCTTTTTTCTTAGACAATTCAGTGTAAATGTAAAACATATTACTGGCGTTTTTGTTTTCCAATACCAATTTACTAAAGTTTCTCAACTCCATTTTAGCCGTTTCATTCACATAAGAGTTAATCAACAACTCTTCTATTTTACTCATTAATTGTCCAAATTTCATAGTAGGTTTTAATTATAAATATATCAATCAATCAGTTTTCTAAGAGATTCTTCAATTACTCCTAAAGAACGACTACCTTTTTCCAAATCAATGTCATCCACACCGTAAACATTATCACGTTCTAAGATGATATTCATATCTCTTTTAATTGATTCTGGTGTAACCGCTGTTTCACCTCCTGCCGGTGGAGTACTTTCTACCGGTGGTGGGGCTCCTCCACCTAAATCTGCCATCATATCACCACCTTCTGCTGGTGGTGCTGTTGTTCCTGATGCAGATTGTCCATTACCGTATAATCTATCAAGATTATCAAATATACCTGTTTTAGTAATAACGTTACCAGTATTTTGAATTTCAAGTGATACTGCTTTTTCCAATCTTTGTTGTTGTAAATCCAATTTAATTTCTTCATCGGAGAATCCAAGAATGTGTTTCTTAGCCCATGATTGTGATGTT